GACGTCGGAGAGGCCTGTCTCCATGATCTCTTGGATACGAGCAGCCTGCTCCGAACTCTCTACGGAGAAGCATAACTCATCGTGGACCGTGAGCATAGGCAGAAGGCCTTCAGCGTGGCAGTCTGCCATCGCCTTCTTGGTCTGATCGGCCGCCGATCCTTGGATCAGTTTGTTTAAGGCCTTGTAAGTAAACGCTCTTGTGAGCGGCTGGCCGTATGTCTTCATCGCCTCGTCGAAGGGCAACGGCTTATTGTAGCCGAAAGACCGAGGCTCCCAGAGATGGAAGTTGCAGCGCCGCCCGAGCAGGGTGCGGATGACTCCGTGCTTGGATGCTTGCTGCATCGCAAGGTCCGCCAGACCTTTGACGAACGGCACCTTCTCGTGATGCGTGGCAAGCAAGGCCCCGGCCTCTGCCTCGGTAATACCAAGCTGGCCGGCAAGCTTGCCCTTACCCATGCCGTACATGATGCCGAGGTTTACAACTTTGGCTTCCTTGCGGGTGATACCAGCGAAGTCTGCTACCATCTGGTGTAGATCGACATCGCCTTCGTTGTACGCCTTGACCACGCTGTCGATCATGTCATGCCGGTTTTCGCCCTTGATACTGGCCGCGAAATGGACAAGCAGCCGGGGCTCCTGCGAAGAGTAGTCGAACGATCCCCATTGTGTCCCATCCTCTGGGATGAACAGGCCGCGGATCAGCTTCTTGATTTCCGGGTCGCGGGCCGGGATCTGTTGCAGGTTTGGGTTCGAGGAACTGAACCGCCCGGTCACCGTGCCGCCGTCATCGCTGCGGAGCTGGTGAAATTCCGTGTGGATCCGGCCGTTGTGCTCGTGCTTCAAGATGGTGTCGATGAACGTGCTGTCGGCCTTGTCTGTCTCCCGCAGCCGCACGATCGCCTGTGCCACCTCGTGCGGGTGGGCGGACAGGAACTGCTTGGTGAACGACGGTGCTCCGGCCTCGGTCTTGGGATACTGCAGGTTCAGCGCATCGAAAACTTTCTGCACAGAGGCGGCCGCCCAAGGTTCGATGGCCACACCCGTCTTGTCTTTGATGAAGCCGGAGATTTCCTTTTTGCGGCTGCGGAGAATACGACGCGCTTTGTCCGCACCGTCGAGGTCTACCCGCACACCCATCTGCCGCATGTCTACCATCATCGGGATGAGCGACGTCTCGAGGTTCCAGATATTCCAAAGATCGAGGCTCTCGAGCTCGATCTTCAGGCGCTCCCACAGGCGCAGCGTCATGGCCGCATCCTGCTCGGCGTACAGCCCGACATACTTTGGCGGCAGCTTCCACATCTCAGCCTTGGGGTCGATGCCCCATTCGTTCGCCGCAACGCGGAGCATGCGCTCGTTCTTGGTTTCCTTGAGGTAGTCCTTGCCAAGGTTGTTCAGGCTGTAGGACCAGCGGTTCTCGTCCACCACAGCCCCGGTAATCATGGTGTCAATGATTCGGCCTTGAACGTTAACCCCTTCCGCGCGCAGCCAGCCCAAATCGTAGGTGGCGTTGTGCATGATCTTGTCGATCTGCGGCGTGGCCATCTGGGTTTTGAGCCACTTCATGGTGATCTTCGGGTCGAGGTTATGACCGTTGTCGTGACGGATCGGGAAGTACCACGACTCCTCTCCGGCAGCGATAGCGATGCCGACGATGAACCCATCGTTGCGCGCCCAGCCCGGACCAAGCGTGGTCAGGTTAGGGTCGCAGGTCTCGAGGTCGATTGCGATCTGCTTGTATCCTGTGAGGTCCGGATAACCCGAGGGCATGTGCCACTCGAGATCGACACCCTCATTCATTTGCGTAGCGATGAGGTGATCTTTGTCGAAGAGAGTTCCCTGCTCGTCCATAGTCATTCCTTATGAAAGCTTCCGCCTAGTGCGCTATACCCGCACTTGTCGATCCAAGAATCATCGTGGTCGATTGTCTCTAGCAACCGGGCGGTCTTTACCCAGTCCATCATCAGAGCCACATGCTTGGCTGTGATCGGCCCGTCGAGGTTCTCGATGATGATGTTCCAGCCGGCAGCAATGCGATCAAAATTGTCCCGCGCATCACCGTAGTCCGTGGCCCTCGGACCTGAGATCAAATGCTTAGCGGTGTCGAGGATCTCGTCTCTGGTCATAGATAGTACCTGTATTTTTTGTCTGACTCTAGCAAGTATAGGTTCTCCTTTGCCCGGGTGACAGCCACATAAAGCGCGCGCAGCTCGTCATCCGGATACTTGCTCTCAACACAAGCGTAAGTCGATCCAAGGTACACGATGCAGTTATCGTCTTCCCCGCCTTTCATGGCGTGGAATGTACTGACCTTGATCCTCGGAGGTTTGGTCAGGTCCTCGCCTCGGGAGATGAGTGCACGGATGTAGCGCGCCTCGTCCGTGCTTATACGAAGAACATCGTAAACATGCAGGTCCTGTGGGCCGAGCCAACCGTAGTGCTGGACCAGATCTTCATAGCTGATCATGGCGTCCGGGTCGGCAGCATCGAGAAGCTTGGTGGCACCGCGTCGTACCATGGCCCCCTCGCCCATCTTCGGCACTGCGCCGTACAAATCCCGTACAAACCGCAGACCTACGCTGCCGCCATTGGAGAGCTGCTTCCATGTCTCGATGTTCTGGAGAAGCTTTTCGCTAACGGAGGGCGTACCCTTGATGCTGTAGTAGTAGCCCATCTGCTCGAGCTTATCCGCGAAGTCGAAGCAGAATGAGTTGACCCTCGCCATGATGGTCCATGATCCTTGGTCCAAGGGTGCATCCCCGAGTCGCATGAGCTGCCGGACTGAGCCATCTTCCTGCCGGGGGTGGAACTCCTTGGGGATGCGGTGCTGGATCTTTGCGGTGATACTCTTGGCCAGCCGCCACACGGAGTGAGGCAGACGGTAGGACTGCGACAGTATCTCGATGTTCTCGGAGCAACGGAGGAACTGGCGCACATCCACCCCGGCCCAGCGATGGATCGCTTGGTCGTCATCTCCCGCAATCACAACCTCTCCGGCTGTCTCCGCCATATGGCGGACCATGGTCCACTGCAGCGGGGTCAAGTCCTGTGCCTCATCGACGATGAGGAGATCGAGGTGGATTGGCTCTGCGACTACAGGATAGAGGGCGATCATGTCGGCAAAGTCCGACTTACCCATCTTAGCTTTGTACTCTTCATTCTGCTCGTGGACCTGCACCAGCTTAGTGTAGTCCAACGAGTAGTCTTCCATCTCGTTGTACTCCCGCTCGAGCGAGATCTCCCGATATCGGGCCCGCATCGCAGCTTGCAGGTACTTGGCGCCGCTTCCGCCGATCGTCGGCAGGACAATGCCGTCGTCCACCGAGGTGCGGTCAGCTGCTTGGAACTCGACACCGAGGATGTCGCCCAGATTCTTGTAGTCTTTCCTGCCCATCACATCGGTCCGCTGTAGGCCCAGCGCGTGATAACCCGTGGCGTGCAAGGTGCGGAAGTGCGGCAGCTGCTTGGGCTCGAGGCTGAACTCGGCACAGGCCCTGTCCAGCGCCTCTCTGATGGCTTTGGTGGTGAAGGATACGAACGCTATGCGAGACGGATGTAGACCCCTTCCCAGCGCCTCTCTGACGATCTCAATCAGGGTGTGTGTCTTACCACAGCCGGGCGGTCCGAGGATTAGGCGGCTATTCGGGATCGGGTGCATGCTTTCTATCCTGTATCCATTGTTGAATGTCTTCCTCAAGCCAGCGCACAGCTACGCGCTTCTGTTCATCGCCACCCAGTTTGATGGGGGACGGGAACCGGCCGTCGCCTACCCACTTGTAGATTGCGGATTGAGAGACGCCGATCCACTCCGCTACCTCTCGGACCCCCAGAAGTTTAGAACGGGACGTCATTTTCAATCTCCTTCACATCGAGGTCCATTTCCTCGTCTTCAAATTCCGGCACCCACCACACCCGGATGTTGGTTCTCTTCTCACTGCCCTCGTAGAAATTCTGTTTCCCGTGGCAGTGCTCGGTTCCGTTGATCGTTTTCAGATGCTCTTGGATCTCGGCCCTACTGCGATAGTCGAAGTGCCGCTGACGAAGAAACTCCTCGAGCCCCGCCATTGTGAACATCGTCCGTCCGTTCTCGGTCCATGGCTTACCCATCTTGAGCTCGGCAGGTTCCATGGCCCTGATGCGGCTGGTGCAGTACTGGCGCAGGATCTCCTTGAACTGGCCGCGCACCGTCAGTTCTTCCGGTGCATCCAGCCGAGTAGCATCCCGCAGCATCTCGGAAATCATACCTTGGTAGTTGGTATCCTTGGTCTTGGGCGGCATGATGGTCGCCTGCTCCATGACCGCGCGCTGCCAAAGGGTCTGGTTCTGGAGCTGCTCGGTGGTGAGCTGGATGCGATGACCATCGACGTCCATGAAATAGAGCCGTGGCTCTGACATCAGAATGGTTAGCCCACCCAGCTTAGGCATGTCCGGGATGTTGCTGTCGATCCCGTATTTGCGCTTGCGGCAGAGCACGACATCACAATGGCTCTTGAACGGCTCGTCGTTGCAGGTGTACCCGTAGTCTTTCTTCTCCAGCGATTTCTGTACGTTTGCGACTTCGGTCGAGGACAGCGGCTCGGTGAACAGGCGGCGGTTCATGTCCTCCATCTCCCGCACCCAGTCGTCCGGCGATTTCTTCCGGCAGTACACACCGCAGTTGAACAGCTTCTTGTTCCGCTCGTCCGGCACGGGGCCGTCAGCAAACAGATGCTCAAGGCAGGGCGGACCATCCGTGAAGTACTTCCGTTTCTTGGACAGCTGTACACCCTCGAGCTGCGACAGCGACACCCGGTTGGCTTCGACAGCGTCAAGAAATTGACTGAGCTCCATAGCCTCGCCGTTCTTGTCAAAGGCGTAGCGCATGGTCATCTCTGCATTCTGGTAGGGCATGTTAATAAAGTTGCCGACGTCACCACGATCGGACAAGATTGTGTCCTGCTTGGGGAAAACCTCGCATCCGCTGTGGCCCAGCGCGATCGAGAACTCCGTCAGGAACTCACGCACATCCTTGGCATCGTAGAACTGGTCCAAGAACAGGTACAGGTGCGCGCCCCCTGACTTGGTGCGACAGTGGACAAACGGAAGCTTGAGCTTCTGGATCTTTTCTTGCAGGGCCTTGTGGTCGAGGTCGTAGACATCAATGTCCAGTGCGCCCCACTTGCACTGATTGTCGGCGTTAATCGGAATGGCACCAACACCAAGGCCGCCGCTAAGATGCGCCTCGATCTTTGCAATCGTGAGCGGCTCGCGCACGATCCGGCTGTCCGCCTCTGCCTTTCCTGTGCGCCCGGTCCTTCCGACTTTCGTCGTGCCGTGGGCAACCTTCGAGCCCTCGAAGGCAGCCAGCATTCTTGCTGCGTCTGACATTGTTTACTCCAAGTGAAATGGTGGGGCGCCCCTCCACAGGTGAGGAGGGGGAGGAGGAAGGGCGCCCCGAGGCTGCTCAGAACGGGATCTCGTCGTCCCCGTTGCCCGAAGCACTGACACCAAAGCCTTCCGGCTGGCCTTCGGGAGCAGCTTTCACTTCGCCTGCCATGATCGAGCGCCGGAACTCGGCAGCCTCGAGCAACAGGTCACGGTTCTCGACCAGACCAACCTTCTCGAAATTCCAGTTGGTCCACGAACCTTTGTCGTTGGTTTCTTCGACAGCGAAGAACCGCCACACCGTACCGAAGAGGGGGATCTTCTTCAGCTCTCCATCCTTCGGGCTGCGGATCTTAGGCATCTGATTAATGTTGGTCTTCAGGCGCTTGCTGACCTTGAGCTGCGTGGACTTCATGTCGATGATCGCAGGCTGGAAACTGCCCTCGTCATCGAGCACGAGACACAGATGCTGATCGCTCTTCACCAGCTCGTTGTTGTTGGGCAACAGCTCCTTTGCACCGCTGCGAATGGTTTGCTGAAGCACAGCACTGCCCGCAGGGATCTCACCGATGAAGCCGCCGCCCATCTCGAGCTGACGGAACTCAAGGTACTTGGTGGTCTGGTAGCAGATGATCACCTTGATACCTTCTTGCCCGTCCCAGAACTGGCCGGACACGGTGTTGAAGATGTCACCGACCGACGCACCCTTGATGAACTCGGGCTTGTTCTTGTTGAGCTGAGGGCTCATCGGTTGCAACAGCCGTATAAACGGGATCTGCAACTCGGAGGAGTCGTAGGTCGTACCCTCCCCATCGAACTCAAACAGGTCTTCCAGAACCTCCGTGGATACGGCGGTCTCTTTTGCTTTTGCTACTGCGGTGCTCATTTTGCTTTCCTCTTAATTTCTGCCGTTTCGGCAACGAAGGCTCCAAACATATCGAGATCGATAGGCTTACCGTTTTCGACACGCTCTTTGACGAATGCTCTAAGCGTAGAGCTGTGAATGTGGGTCTTAGTTTCAGGATCGAAGCCGCGCTCCTGCAGCATGCCGACAACATCGCCTGCGATATTATCCTCACCTTTCCCGAAGGTTAGGATGACATCGTTCTTGATGATGTCATCTAGGCCCTCGGACCTGAGCCATGCGAAGGCTTCCCCTCTCCGATCAACGGGGATCGAAGCGTGGACCTTCATCTTAACGGAAACGGTAACACCGTCTACGTCCACACGCTCAACACCCATCTCACTCATGAGACCGGGGATAGCCTCGATCTCGAGCCGCTCCTTCTCACGCTTCAGGGTTTTGAGATGCTGCTCAGCTTCAAAGATCTGCTGCTCGACGGCGCGAAGGTTTCGTACCTGACTGCTGAGATTCTTGCCGACTTCGGTGTCTACTGTTTCGAGCGCGTCGGCCGCTTCAAACATGTCTTCAAAAAGTTCCATAAGTACATCCTCTCCAGGGTTGCATGGAGACACACGATGTGTCATCCATACGGTAGACCTTATTGGAGGTATATCATGACTGTCAACTATAATTTTAAGATCA